GTGTAAATTACTATTATTATACCACGTTTTTACGTCTGCGTTCCGACAACAACCCACGTTGGTGCAGTCAAACTTGCTACGGTGCAGATTTTGAGCTTTCCCCCTACCTCCACAATGTCCCCTACGTCACCAATTGTTGGATTTGCTGCATAGTGGGGAACTTTTAGACGCGTCTTGAAACGTGAATACTTTGGAAAGTCTTGTGAGTTACTAAAATTATTCCGGTAGTATTCCGCTTTGAAGTCATCGAGTTGCTGTTGTAGTTGTATGATTTGGTCGGGCATGTTATGGATTTGAATATGTTTCGAAGTCTAAGGTCAATCCGGTTATTTCTAATCCTCCAGTACTTTCTAATCTGAATTGAAATTCTCGTCCTGATAAGAAATCACTATCTGCGGTTTCGTTTCTGAGGAACGTATGGGAGTAATCACCTACAGTGCTATATGTTCCAATTGTCACCCATGAAGTAGCTCCGTCTACTTTGTATTTTAGTATGAATGTACCTGTTACAATTTTGCTAAAATCTACTCGCACTGAATTAAGGCGTTTGTCTTGGTTTGAGCTACCGAGATTCAACACCTGCGTTTCAAAGATAGAAGTAAATGAATAGGTTGCGGTGCTACTTGTTTTGTCAATTGAGCCGTCGTTACTGTGGGTAATAAAAAAGTAGTTAGCAGCACTACCGAACGCTTGAATACCGTTTGTGTTGATATTTTCGTCGATGTAGTCAAGTGTAAGTGTAAACGGATAGCCTGATGCCTTGCGTCCAAATGACCAAATCCCCTCGTTGTATGACGCGCCAGCACTATCAGTCATTATCTTAGCAGCAAAGAATAGACGATTGTTTTTAACAGTCTTTGACTGTGGAATAGTTTTTCCAGTAAGGGCTTGCGTGAATATCTCTTTCACAACAATCGGGGAACCGCCTGAATATGTTTGAATAATCATTGACCCGCGACCAGCTCCAGTTGAGTTGTTAAGGTAGCGGTCTGTTACTCCCACGAGCATACCCTCGATGGTATCGAGTACCATTAGTTGTCCCTCGCCCCAGTCTACTGTTTCTTGTACGTCAGGACTCGTACCATCCCAAATAAGTACCTTTGAAGAACCGTTGTAAACAGACACTGGCGCACAGGCAATCGCTATATATTTACCGTATGGAGCAAGTGAAGTTATTTTATAGTTAGTTGGTAGCGTAAGGAAAGCATCACTAAAAGTTGCCGCATCAGTCATACGGGCAATTTTATTGTTATATGGTAAATAGAGGTAGTCTTGGAATACCAGTCCATTAGCAACTGAGGTGATTGTAGTCCCTACAGTAAAGGCGGCGTTTGTAATAGCAGGCGAGCCGGATAGTAATCCCCATTTGAATACACTTGTAGTCCCTTGAAAGCCCCAGAGGTAGTCTTTGTATTCGACAAAACAACCGTTTATTACTGCACCTGTTCCTGCACTACTTACTGTCCAGTTACCATTAGTAGCATCAGCTTTGTAAGCAATTTGCGTTAAGCCTACTCCTGTTTGTCCTAGCCCATAGAGCTTTGCACTGGCACTGGCATATACATAATCTTTAATGACATATTGCTTCATCCCTGTACTTGTAGAACCATCGTTTGTATCTGCACTGAGAGAACGGTATGGGGTGAGTCGTCCGGCGTTAGTAAATAGGTCAAAGTGTTTTGTTGTTTGATATGAGTCAACTAAAAAGTTGCCACGGTAAAATTGCGCAGCCCGTGGGTCGTCTGCAATTCCTCCATACCAGCCTGTTTGACGTACGGTTGTCATATTATGTAGATTTAGAGGTATTAGTCATCGTACTAGTAGATTTACTGATATTTAACATAGTAGATTTATATAAATTGGCTGATTGTACAGTCATAGTAAAACTACTAACATCGGCCATCATTGTATATGAATTTGGAAATGGATATTGAATACCAACACCAGCCGCATAAAGTGAAGTAACCTCAGCTTGTATAAGTGCTTTTGACCAAACTCCTACTTCATCTATATATGCCGAAGCATATTGTGATACTGTTCCATCATTAGCATCTTGAATTGCACCGACGGTAAAGTAACCTCCACCTGGAACCCAGTTTGTATTTCCATTTCCAGAATCCGCTGTTGTTGATACAAGGGTTCCATTCACATACAAAATGATATTTGAACCATTGTATGTGCCAACTATATGATAGAAATTACTTGTACCTAAAGTCACTGTATAGAATGCGGTTGCATTAGCTACACCATTATGAATACGATAGAGCCCTAATCGTCTTGTACCTGCGTTATATTCATAGTTCAAGTACATTGCGGTTGATTCACTCCCACTAAATAAAAATGTTTGAGAGCCAACGGCAATTTCTGTTCGTTGTTTTACCCAGAATGAAAAAGATGAAGAACCGTCAGACACAACATACCCCGTACGATTGAGGTATTTGGTCGTGTTGGCTGTGCCAAAATCAGCACCATTGTTTATCTTAGAAGCAGCGTAGGTAGTCGTGCCATTATTCGTTAGTGTTTTACCTCCTGAGGTGGCATCACTTGCAGACCCAGACGCTTCGTCTAGTTTCCAGTAAGATGCGAGTGAGTCGACGAGTGCCATATATTATGTAAGAGTAAAAACACCATTAGTTCCATCAAAATCTATAGTGAAACTCTGTCCAGTAGCTAAACTTATAGAAGAACCATAATCATAATAACCAATCAATTCGTCATTGGTTGCGGTATCATCGTAAATATAGACGTACTGAAATGGCCCAACAGCTCCACTCGCAGTAAGAATAAGGTCAGCGAGGATAAGTCGGTAGACACCTGCTGTTTGGGCTGATGAGGTGGTGGTAATCACTCGACTGGAAAGGTTAGTATATGAAATCTGTGTCAGGTCAGACAACTTTGTCCATGTGGACGTGTGTGGAGTGTTAGTGAGAGCAATTGTTAAAGTATCGGAACCCAGATTGAACGTCTTTTCAGCCATTAATTCTACAAATGAACTGATTTTGTTAAAAGTTGCCATAGATTAAATATAATTAATTCGTTTACCGCGCATTACCTTGTCAGTATCATTGTTGCGTCGAGTAAAATAGTCCATCATTTTCTTTTCCTCTTTTTGTAGTTCAATACCAAGAGCATTTAGGTTTGCGAGTCCAAGAGTAAGCGCAATGTCATACGCTGCCGCTACTACGAATCCTCGATGCAAGAGCGGTGATACTCCTGGGGCTTTTGTTGTATCACTAGCTGCAAAGTAGCTTGGTGTTCGTTGAAAGAAAAACTTTAAGCCAGCACTCGTGGTAGTGCTAGGTTTAACATCAAGGCGGATTATATTATCGGCAATCTTATCATAGTAGGCTGGTACACCTGAGTTTTGACCAAAGCTAGTTGGGTCATAGGCATCATCACTACGGTCAATTTCTATAAGTGGCTGGTAGATACTGCCAATTAAAACAGAAATCCCTGTGAGGGTAACAATACTATTTCCTTGTTCATCAGTCAGGAATGAGTAGTCCGATTGTCCACTGGTTAGTGTGGTAGTTCCCTCGGGCAGTTTAGTATGGTTTGTATCGTCCCACTGGAAACGCTGGTCAGCACCGATAGCATAACCAGCTACTTTATCGAGCCAGTTATTGCAACTGTTTACTACTTTGTATGTCGGCCACTGGTTAGCGTCAACCCGCGCAAACGAACGAGCTTGCTGCAAAATTCCTAGGTTATTTACTGTATCTGAAAATGGGATTGACATTGTGTTTTAATTATTGTGTCCACCCTCCCACGAATGAGAGAGTGAGACAATCGTTAAGCAACAGTAATGTTGAACTCCAGACCAATGGTTGAGGTTGGTGAGAGAGAACCGATATCGATGCGAGAGTAGAACGATGTACCTGAGAGGTAGTTGTTCGTATCTCCAGCAGGGAAATCAATTGTGTGAGCACGTCCGTAGGTTCCACGGAGGATACCGAGACGTTCCACTTTCTTAACCGCAGCGAATACGTGACCCGCTGTATAGTCGTTAGACCAGTAGTGGTCAACACCGAGGTAGTGCAAGCCTTCGACAGTACCCTCCTTGAGAGCCTGGTCTGAGGTTGTAAATCCGTTAGCTTGTACGAAGGCTTCGAGAATTTCAAAGTCCGCAGGTCGCCATACGAATCCTACACCATTCTGGTTCATCAGAGCCTGGCCGTTACCGACACGAATCTGACGCTTTACTCCACGAATAATGTCGTCAATGTTGGCCGCTGAAACAGTGATGTTACCAGCAGAACCACCAATTGAAGCGTTATCAAATGTAGTCCAACTCGCGTAGCGAGCAAGCACAGCACTTTCAACGTATTCATTGAGAAGCGCACCAATACGGTTAAAGAGTTCAGCAGGCTTTGTCCAGTCTGATTGTGCCAAGTCTGCATAATCAACGAACAGACCGAGGTCACGTCCAGTGTTGATAGTGAGAGTTTCAGCAGTTTCAGCAAAGGTCTGCATTACGTGTCCAGTTCCTCGCGTTACTGTTTGTACAGACGGAGTTGAAGACATATAACTGGTAGAAATGACACGAGTGTCAGTGATAGTTACATCACACATTTCTTTCCAAGTGGTTGGGTGGTCAAGACGATTCTGGAGAATGTCTTCGTACATTGTTGCGTACGTGATTGTGTTAGCAGTAGACATAATGGGTAATTAGTTTTAGTAATTACCAGAGAGCCACTCTATTCGTTGTAGAATTTCTTGCCGTTCTTCTTGTCCGCCATCATTGCGAGTGCAATAGCGGTACGAACTTTTCGGTCAGGCACTTGGTCAGGAGTTGGGGGTGTGCCTTTCGCTATCCAATAGGCTGGTGTCTCTTTAGTAGACGTTCCACTTCCCTTGTCACCACGCACGCGTGATGTAGCTACAGCATTTGACTTTGCAGTACGGAACTTATCGAGCTTGATTTTCCAATCTTCGTCATCGACGAGTTCGTCTACTGTCATTCCCCACTTCTTCGCAGTTTTAAGAGCTTCATCTACCTCATCCTTTTCAGAGATTCCGGCAGAGCGTAAGAACGCTTTTTCGAGGAGAGCACCTTCTGGCTTTTTTTCTTCTTTGGTTTCCTCAGAAACACCTAACTTCTTGTTGAGCTGTGCAAGCTGACGTTCGAGACGGGCTTTCTTTGCTTCAGGAGTTTCGGTTTTCTTTTCGGGTTGGGTTTCAGTTGTATCAGAGACTTCTTCAGTTTCTTCTACATCGTCAATCACTTCGGTTTCTTCTGAGTCATTAAACATCATAATGATATGGTTTTATTAGTCATTCAGAAAGGAATGATACTTTTGTATGTAAATGAATTTTTAACGAGACTCAAAACTCAAATCCTTACGCGTTCGCTACGTAATAGAACACTTCTACTTCTACGACTCCCGCTGTCTGAGCAGCTACTGCGATAGTAACTGTAATATCACCTTGAGCACTCATTTTGACTGGAGCTGCGAATGTAGCCGCGCCATTAATGAGGGCGTTGAGTGAGTAACTGGCTTTACCAGTAGCAGCAAGGAGTGACGCGGCACTTGACCCTGCTGATGTACCGATAGACATTGTACTTGAACCAGCCGAAGTAACTGCTGTTGTACTATTTACAATACAAGCAACGATTACCGCGTTCTTTGGAAGCGTAAACGTCTTCTTTGGTGTGATAGTAGAAACTGCTCCACCATCTGCGGCAAAGTCATAAATTGCTTTACCTACTGCTAATGTGTTTAATCCTGCCTGTCCTCTCTTTGCTCGTAATTTTTGCGAAAGAGAAATTTCTGATGTATCCATAATTTATTTATTAATCTGTGTAAAACGTCACGTCAATTGTTCCGGTAATCGTCGCATACAATCCAGTATTGAATCGTGCATCACCAAGGTTATGGTATCCGATTGCTGGTGTGATTGTATTGTTTACTACTGTACCAGCGGCACTGAGACTATCCCAGAGCTTGATAGTTCCAGATGATGTACTGTTAACATACATACCGTGAATCAATCCCTTAATAATTTTTACCTGCCCTGAAGCAGTAATGTTGACTGGTGTATATCCTACAGGGTTCATATAGTTTTTATTTATTAGTAATTACATTATACCATACTTTTACATGCCAACTTGTTTGAGGTCATTCTTTATCGTTCCAGTCTTGGTTTTTTGTTTTGCTAAATCCTTCCATGCGTCCTGTAGCAAATTAATTGCAATCCTAGAAGCGGCAAGTAGTTCGACATTCGTACCATACGTTCCGTTACTCATAAATGAATCTTGCAACTCACGATAGATAGTGTCAGACAAGGTGACATCGTTTAAGAATCTAGTGATACGTTCTCGTTTTTCTATATCTTTATCCATATTATGCTGGGACTGCTGGTGCTGGCATCATACTCGTTGGGGCTGGTGTGCTGGTTGGTGCGTTTGGGTCTGGTTGTGTGTTTATTGGACTATTCATAGGGGCTGTGAGTGATTGGAAGTCTGATTGGTTGAGTCCTGAATATTCGAGGATGTCTTGGAATGAGCGTGCAAGGGCAGGGATTTGCATGGCTTGCTGGAATCCACCTGGATTAGCAAAGATATACTGGAAGATTGAGAGTAGCTTATCAGACATCATACCAATATCCTTTTGCTTGTTTGCAATGTTGATACCCATACTAATCTCTACATCTACAAAATCCTCTTTGAGAATCTCTAGCATGTGCTTGTTTCCTTTCTTAAAGAATGATTCTTTGAATAGGGCAGTCATGTTCGTCTGCATCTCGTCAGTAATTTCTTGACCACTGATTACCGCGTCAACAATTCTTTGGTTGACGTATTTAGTAGCTAGTTCTTCTGAAATCCAGCGCATCTCATCGGCAGTAAAAGTAGCAAGAAACTTTGTACCATTTAGAATCTCTTTGACCATATCTGGAATAATCCATTCACGGTACATCTTTTCAATGAACTTAGCCCGCTGTCCACGTCGTCTATCGTGAATTCCACGACCTTGTGCGACTGAACGCTCTTGACCTTTGAACGTAGTACCAGACGCTGCTTCAACACCGAGAATTGGGTCGTTGGCAGAGGCAGTGTTCTGTGAGTGGGTGTACCATTCGTTGATACTGTTTTCCATCAGCGTAATGTTGCTTGGAGCGGCAGTTGGTACTTGAAAAATACGCTTACCATCTTGAATAGTCGTTACTTCTAGATTCTCCATGTCCTGAATACGGTTGCGTTCGGTATATGACTCATCATCGGTATAGAGTGGAATCTTTGACGCACTTTCAAGTAGGTTCATCTTGTGAATCGTCAAGAAGTTTGTCCAAATCTGTGGTTGGAGTAATGTCTCACCAGTTCCTGAACCAAGCGCACGCCCCTCGACAGGCTTTGAGGTATGGAACATCATGCTCTCTCCATCATCTTTCATGCGGTAGAGAATAACCCCCTCTTTCTTTTTATTCTTCGCCATGTAGAACGCTACAATCTGTACCTGGGTGCAGTACTTGTCCATCTCGTTATTGTCATAGAGATAGGCTTCTGGCATATCACCACGGACGATATACACTTCGATTGACTTACTCGTAACCTTATTTTTTTTGTTATCAGCCGCCTGCACACCAACAGCACCCTGTGTGTCTTGCGCAAGGGTAATTAGTTCGTCAATCGTAATGTTTGCCCCTTTCTTTGAGTCCCCCCAGCCAACCTTTTCCATTGCTTTTAGTTTGCTTGGAGAGAAGTAGTGTTTGAAAGCGAGCGCACCACCTTCGATATTCGTTTGGTCACAGAACGCAATGGTATTTAACTGCAACACTTCGGGACGGGCTTTGTCTGTCTTCTGTACGAGCGCACCACCATAGTCAATATCGCTTTCGGTCACGTCATCAAAGAGTGTGTCGAGGTCATTCTCACGCACGTACACTTCATCGTGGTATTTTTTTATGATAAAAGACAGCGCACGGTCGTTTGGATTGTCTGTATAGAAAACTACGTCTTTCACTTCAATATCCTCTGTCCAATAGGCAAGATTCAACATCGGTTGCATAATGTTCTTGAACGCTCGCAGCCAATTGTTCTCACCAGTGAAAAAGACACCATTCTTCAGGTGAAAAATCATTTGTACGTGGGTGCGGAAGTTCCAATACCAATTGTCTCCGAGCTGAACTTCATCAGTCTCGAATTCGGATTCTTTGGTCTTGACAAAATCAAATATATCTGGGTTCATATACCATCGAATAAGCTACTAATCTGCTTTAGTACAATCTGTTGAGTAAGTCCGGCGGTGTTGAATAGTTTTTGTGTCTGAATCCCTCCCATGATACGTTCGCTACTCTTGCCGTTTCGAGAGACAGTAATTAAAGAAACGCCACGTGCAATGCCTGGTTTTAATGCTTTGATAGCGTCAGATACAGTTTCACCGGTAGCAGTGTAGTTCTTACCTAGAGTGCGAAAGGTGACGTGGTAGGAATTATCTACAACAGGCGTTACTTTCTTAACAGCAGTTTTAGTGGCAGTTTTCATAGGTGTACTTGTAAGAAACCATGCACTTTCTGTGCTTGGTCGTAGGCTTGTAGGTCACTCATTGTCTCTGTTCGTGGAATGTGAGCGAGTCGAGCATCAATCGCTTTGGCGTTTTCTTTATGTTCAGCTAGACACTTCGGGCAATAATACGCCTCAGTGTCTTCATCCTGGTATTCTTCGGTGCATTTAATACAAGAGTGTGTGTTCATAGATATATTATACCATAATTATTTTAACCAGCGGTGGATTTTCTCGTAGTTAGGAATCTTGCGGTAGTCTTCGGTGATTTCTTCACCGGATTTAACGTCCATGAGCATTTCGTCTTTGAACGCGTCATAATTTGCAGAATCAGAATGGTTCATGAACGCTTGAATCTGAGTGTCAGGATAGATAAACGCTGAACCATTGATAATCTGTGGCCAGCGTTCTAATAGTATCTGACGAATATCGGGTTTAATCTGATTGAAATCATCGTATGGAACGTTGTACATCCGTGGAGCTATGTCTGCAAAGAGCTTGTCACCTTTCTTTAGGTTATCGAGGGCAAATACCCCTACCCCGTGAATCTTTGAAGGGGCGAGTCTAGTAGTTACAAATGTATTTAATTCAGCAATTTGATTATTCATGATTGAGCATGTAATTATATTTATCTAAAGGTACACTACGCTTTATATCTTCATGTGTCTTTTTCCAAGCCATGTACTGATTAGGTGATTTGAAGCCAAACTTCCGCATGAGTTCCTTGCGTACCAGCATGTTCTCAGTGCATTTTGGACACTTGAATACGTCTGTCACTTCACCATGAGCCTTTGGACAGCGCATAGTATCAAGTAATGCTTTCTGCACTTTCATGTAGTTCTTTGGGTCTTTTAAGTACTCTGGTAGCCCGTCGAGTGGGTTTACCTTTTGGAGTGTGGGAAATGTCTCTGGTGTTATTTCGGTCATAGTCCTACGTTACGTTTAGTTTTTAATGGTGTCCGGTTTGCGACGTGCTTGCATGAATCCCACCCCTCGCGACAACACTGGGGGACGTTCCATACATCAGGGTTTAATTCAATAATTTCACTCATACGGCTATATTGCTACGTTGGCGTGGTGCGTCACTTCTATTACTTGGCTTGTATGGTGCTTTCGCATGATACAACTGCATCGAGAGGGAATCGAGCACATCATCATGTTGGCCGTTAGGGAATACTCGCATCTCGTTTAGTAATTCTACATTATCACCGACCAAAAAAATAGACTTGGACTCCCATCGTGGAATGAGTCCGCGAATACGTGTCTCTTTGTTTACCCCTCTGTGCTTTACAGGTGTGATGCTAAAGAACTTACCCCGCTTACGCATCTCCTCCTGAATGAATGGTTCAATTGCCATAGTAAAGGTCGTTTCTTCTAGTCCTATGAATGACGGGTTATATTCCTCTTTGAGGTAAAAAATGTGGTCAATCAGTTCCTTTGAGTTACATTTTAGTCGATAGGTAGTGATATACCACTTGTTATCGGTTGATACACGGTTGATAGTTATACCGGTGAAGTCGGCACTTTCCTTTTGAGATACGGCACTGTCGATTGTAACAAAGCAGGACGTTTGGTGTTGTTTTACGGTGTGTTCTACCTCTAACATAATAAACTCCTTTTTGAACTCGGCCATCATCTCATCAATAGGCTGGTTCATCATCTCGTATGAGAATACCAAAGAGCCTAGCTGCCGTTGTTTGTCTTCGATAGATACTTTACCCGTTGCCTCAGCTTCTTCATCAGTTATAGCGTACTTAGCAGGCCAGGCGGGTATGCCGTTTGTCATTACAGGGACGTTTCTGATTCGCAGTTTGAAGTCTGTTTTGGCGCGGTCAAGTAGGAACTGAATATTACCAGCCTCCGTGATGTAATTTCCTAGATAGAGAATATTTCCGTCTGGTGACATACCGGCCAGAGCTTCACTGATATGGTCACGCACCTGTTTGGTATATGCCTCACTGTCCTTAGTCTTGTTAGTCTCTATATCATCTGCAATAAGCATGTCAGGACGTTGGTCAAGGTGGATACGACCACGCACACTCTCTTGGGTACTATGTGCTTCGACACGGATACCGTTCTCGGTCACGAAGTTGTTAATACGGTTCTGCTTAATATCCTCTATGCCTCGACGTTTACTAAACAAAGTAGGGAAATCAGCGGATAGTTTCTTGTTGTTAGTCAGTTCAAATGCTACATCGAATAATATACGTTCGGCATTCTCTTTATCAAACGAGTCCACATTGATGTATTTCTTTTTCTTATAGGCTATACACCAAATAACAAATAGCTTTGCAAGTGTAGTCTTGGCACTCTCACGGTACATAATCCAAGCGCACTCACGTATCTTGCCTGCGAGTAAGTCCTCTAGGTCTTGTGCCATATCGTAGTGATATGGGGCTAGGGCGTATTTGAAGTAGTTACTGAAATAGTAGATAGCAAATAGGCCGAATGAGTGTTCACATAAGAACTTGCGCTCAGCTGGTGTTCCCTCTAAACATTTCTTTAGTGCTTGTTTAGTCATTGAGTAATGCTAGAAGAGCTGTCTGTTCTTCTGGAGTGAAAGAGTTTGTATTTATATCTCCTTTAATCTCAATCATTTGAGGAGCAGAACCGTAAGCTCTATCTATAACGTCTTTATAAAATCGGTAGTCTCCTTTACGGGCAAGGATAGCAGCGTTGGCAATCATCTCCGCTTCTAGCTTCTCCGGTGTAGTTGCATTCTTATCTGCGAGTATAAGTAATGCCTCACGGTAAATAGTAGAATAGTTACGTTGTCCCAGTGGTCTGCCATTAGGATTAGCAGTCTCTCCTTTCTTCAAAGGTTTGAGATGCTTATTTTGGGGTCTTACTTTGTTTTTAACACTGTTTTCTTCCATATTATCTCTTGACCATTCTTCTTTATTGTAGCATTACCTGTGTAATCTACATAGCGTTGTACTATAACGTCAACGTATTTGGGGTCTAGCTCCATGCCGTAGCAGATACGGCCTGTCTTCTCTGATGCTATGAGGGTTGAGCCAGAGCCGAGGAAGGCATCTAAGATAATGCTATTACTATCTGAGAAATCGTTAATCATCTTTTCAAGTGTCATTATAGGTTTTTGAGTTGGATGTACTCGCTTGCCTTTCTCACCCTCTCTAATCATACCGTTCCATAACTGTTTATAGATACGCACTTGTTTTTGTATGTTTGTCCAAGCCATCTCACCATCAGCAAATGTGTTTTTAATACCACTATCGCCTCTTTTGTCCCAAATTAGCCAACCTGTGCTGAAGGGTAAGAAACTTATAAAGTAATTACCGCCCCATAAGATAAAACGCTCATAACCTAAACCGATACAGGCATTATAAAAATCTTGTGCTGTTTCAATAGTATCGTCACCAATCACATCGGAGTATTGCCCTTTCTTTGCAACACCAAAGTCAGCTCCCACTTTATTACCTTTAACAACACTCATACCATAAGGAGGGTCTGTAAACACTAAGTCAATTTTATTGTCGTTTACAAGTGTCTCTATGTCGGCTATCTCCGTTGCACTACCACACAATACTCTATGCTTCCCTAGCTCATACAAGTCACCCAGCTTGCTCTGCGGTTCCTCTGGTACGTCTGGTACTTCATCGTCTGCCTCGTCAGCTTCTATAATCAAATCTTTATCAAAGCCGGTAAGGTCAAGCATTGGTTCAGATAGGTCTTTTAGTTCTTCTATAACGAGAGCCATGTCCCATTCGGACTCATTGAGCTTGTTGTCTGCGAGGCGGTAGGCTTTGGCTTGTTCTTCAGTCAGGTCAACTACCTTTATATATTCATCTTTAATCTCCATACCAAGAGACTGTAATGCTTCATAGCGTCCGTGACCAACGATAATAACTCCTTGTTTATCTACTACAATGGGTTGGTTCATTCCAAATTCTTTGATAGAAGCGGCTACTTGCTCTATCTGTTTTTTTGGATGCTTCTTCGCGTTTTTGGTATATGGAGTTATTTGCATACAACTAATCTTCAACCGCGACAATGTTATTAAAATTGATAGTGTAGTGTTTGTTGTCTGGGAGCATCATGACTACTTGTTCGTTGACGGCTATGATGATTCTGTCTTTGAGGTCGAGGTAGTTTGCTGGGGGACAGATTACTTTGAAACGAGGAATAGACGGAGCATCACGTTGAATAATAATTCCACACGAGTTTTGCTCTTTGTCTGGTGCTCGTTCTACTATGAGGTATTCTCCGAATGAGGTGTACATAGTTATATTTTGTCGTAGATTATGAGTGTTCCAGCAGTGCTTTCTGTTCGTGGTTTGTCTTTACACTCACTGCAAAAGATATGATTGTCTTCTATTTCTATCCGGCAATCGTAACACTTTTTCATTTATGACTTGATTCCCTTTTTCTTCTCGTACATCTTACGCTTGTTTGATTCTGTTCGATCTGGTGTTCGGTCTTTTGATGATTTCATATGATTTTATTATTACTGGAACCCCTCACGAGAGTCGCGCTCGTGTCCCCACTTGTGTTTTAGTATCAAAAGGAGTTCAAGATGGTAGTCCACTATTGAACACGAGTAAGTGAGGAAAACTATTAGGGGTAGGGAAAGAGCTATCTACCTTTTATTATACTAGTCTGGTGTGATGTTGTCTAGTAGATTTTTGTATAACTCTATCTGATTTTCGTACCAATCTTCACGGAACATTCCACCCTTAGTTTTTTCGTTACGGTCTTTGAGTTCTTGTACGTCAATTCCATCTCGAATCAAATGTTTTTCGTATTCTATCCAGTTACCAGATTTGTGAATGTTACAGGAATAGCACTGGACTCGTAAATTATCCAAATCGTAGCGCATAACGGTTGAACAGACCGAGGAGGGGATGAAATGTCCGAGGTGTCTACTGCTCCCCTCTAGGTTCTTTGAGGGGCAAGTGTAGCAGTCACTACCGTAGCGTTTGATTTGGATTTCACGACATAGTTTCCATAGTTGTGCTTTTAGCTTAGACAGGTCACTCTTTTTCTTGCGCTTTTTAGGGGCTACAGTCGATTTTAAGGTGGTCTTAGGTGTCTTTGTGGGTACTTTCACCACTCCATAGTTTTTGACACGCTTAGTAGCCAGTTTCTCCATCTTCTCCTCGTAGGTTTGTTTTCGGAAGCCGGTTCTAGCTAGGGTCATAGTTCCTTTTCTAAAGTTTTTAGTACTCCTTGTAGTTCTGTAACACATTGATTATACCCAAAGCATAGGTTCTTTACTGCGGATGGTTTTGAGTCAAAATGTTCTACTAGGAAGTCTCTCAAAATTATCCGTTGTTCATGGTGGTCAATGTGTACTTTTCTAGTAAGAGCATTTACTGTAGTCGTAGGGTGGCACCAACAGGTTTGACCTTCCTCGTGTTCTGGTTCGAAGTGGAGCTTCATAAAAGCGTCAATAAGGTCATCCGTATTTTCATCCTGTTTTGGAATACGAAACTTTGGCATTTGTTTTTTGATTTGTTTTATTACCGAT